TAGGAGGTTCGAGCAGTGGATGAGATTTAGACCCACTTGTTGTGTGAATGTATTGAAGAGAACATTATATAAAGATATTTTCATAATGGGTGATCGAAGGCCAGAGGTACGACCCCAGTGGACGATAGCAAAGAAAAATATTAGGAAGCCTCCACCTAATGGGTGGAGGCCTTCGAGACAGTGGCTAACTGAAAACTTTTTGCGACCGCCTTCTGGATATGAGGATAAACCAAAGACCACACTACCAACTGTATACGAGTCAATTCTAGCTGTTGCGCCAGAATACGTCGATTTCGTGTCGGAAGCATTACTTGTAAACAGAGGCGTGATGGAAATGGCGATCTGCAATCTGTTGATGTTTATGATGGTCGACAAAGAGAAGATGAAACATTGGCTAGAGGAGACTAACATGATAGCGCTGCCGATAAGTGAATGGCTGGCATGCAAGGCTGACTTCGACTTGGCCAGACAGACAGGGTGGGTTTCACAACATACTTTCGACTTAGACTTTGCTCTAAAACTGAGGAGGGCTACAAGTCTATGTGGCCGAAGCTTAGATGAGGCGGATTGGGCAGAACAAAAGGAAAATTTTAGAAAAACCAGACACAAACCAAGAATGGCCCTCAAAGCAGGGTGGTGGTCTACAACAACGTATGAACAACTGAAAGACGAGAAGTTGAGACTAGTCGCGAGCAAGGCAGTGGCTAGTGTGAACAGGAGAAAAGACACGTTGTCAGAATGGTGGAAAAGGCGCTGGTACCACACACCGGGAGGTTCTTCGTCAATCGACAAGGACAGAGTCAGAGAAGAGAATGTGGAAGCAGGGTTGAAACACTTTGAAGTAGATAAGAAAGTGGCTGCCGAATGCTACACTTATGAAGAGGTGATTTCGTGGATCCAAGACAGCCCGGCTGTTGTCGCGAGGGCTTCAACAAAACATGAACCAGGGTTCAAGAACAGGGCTCTACAAGCTGGGAATGATGAACACAGTTTCATATCTTCATACGCTTCAGATGGGATGGAACATGCGTATAAAGAAGAAGGCGTGGTGATCTCACAAAAACCAAGTGATGTGGCAGAGTGGTATGGTTTGCAAATGTGCAACCCCGACGCATGGCAGATTTCATATGACTATGAATCCTACAACATGCAGAACCTTAATGAGGATATGGCCTTACTTAACTTCTTCATAGCTGAAGCTTATCTTGAGAAGGAAACAGAATATGCCTTAGACAAAGCCATCTGTGCATGGTGGACTGGAGAAAGTTGCATGACTCAGTTTTTGAAACGGACAGGTGAAGACTATCGCACGTTCAAAGGCTTATTCTCTGGAACGAGAAACACTGCAAGGGACAACTCGTTGTTGCATCAAGTATACCAACATATCATTCTGCACAATTTATCACAGCTGACAGGACGGCATTACGACATGAAGAAGACGCGTAAATCAGGAGACGATGAGACTGCTGAAGTGGGTTCGGAACTGGAGGCTGTTTTGTATGTTAGGACAGTAGAGGAGACGGGCTTTTCTGGCAAGAGAGCAAAAATGTTAATAGCAAAAGGAAACTCGGAGTTCTTACAGTTGGCATTGGATTCTAAGAGGAAACCAGTTTATCCTATAGCTCCTGTAATAGCCACCTTCACATCTGGAAATTGGTATAAGCAGCCAGTAAGAGATATACCAAATATTGTCCCATCATTGAGAGACCAAATATGGAATATGGTTAGAGAAGGACTAGATCAGAAGTTTGGACAACAGCTGCTATATAGAACAGCCGACTGGTTCATGCAGGTACCAGTGAATGGTGAATTGTTGAAGATAGACTGGATGCATTATTTGGATACGACTCGAAATCCACATCCATTGTTACCAGACAAAAAAGGTGAAAATTGGCCAACCATAACACTAGACATGGAGAGAAAATTAGACTCCAACAGAGCGACACAAGACTCGTTAGACAGTGAGGAACAGTGGTGGGAACTGCTGGACAGAGAAGGTGAAAATCTGGAGAAAAAAGAAAGAACCACTACCAGTTTTGCCAGATCTATAAGGAAGTCGTTGGATGCAGATTATTGCCGGCAGATGGGTTCAAAGGCAAAACTGCGGAAATCGTTCACACCTGTCATATATACTGCAAAACTAGAGGAGCCATCTTGGACAGACATGACCAAGAAAACAGCCGGTGGTAGTGGTCCGAGGCACAAGCAGAGTCTCGAGGAGGTGTGCATAAGTATGGGTATGCCACCGAGGCTCATTAGGCGTGTTCTTGGGACGCCCAAGTTCGAACTACTGCCTGCCAAAGCAAGGTGTAAGATTCTGGGTAGTTTGGAACACAAAAAAAGAATTGTCAGCAAGAAGGAATATGGTTTTCCCCCCCCCTTCATTGCGATGTAAGAGAGATCACATCACAGATTATGTGGTGTGTAAACCTCCCAAATTGGGAGGAATCAAACGTAGGAAAATATAGTCCCCC